CTGGTGCAGCTGGTGTTGGTGCACGTGCAGTAAAGATCTTACCTCTCAATGGTCAAGTAGTACGGTACGACAGTGTTGGTGCTGAATCTACCACTCTTACTTTCAGTGCAAGTCCTGAGAATGGAGAAAACACTCTATCCTATAAGTGGTCGGTAAAGGATGCTGCTGCAGCGGACGGTACCTATGTTGTTAAACAGAATGGTGGCCCTAACTATACTCTCGCAGATGGTGATGAACCAACTGTATCGGGTACTAAGGTAATCAAGTGTGAGATGTTTGAAAACACTAACGGATCTGATAGTGCAGAGAAAGCACAAGATATCGTGTCGGTATATGGTCTGGTAAATGGTTTTGAAACAAACGGTTACCTAACAAACGAAGCCCACATTGAACCCGCAGACTCTGCTGGTGTACCAACTACCGCATTGAATGACGGTGGTGGTACTTTTAAGGTCTTCCTAGGTTCTACAGACATTACTACTGGTAATGGTGTAACCTTTGCAAACACCTCTAACACCGGTATCAACGTAGGTATCAACTCCACAACGGGTGTCTATACTCTAAACAGTTTTGCAAGTAATGCAACTGTACTGGGTACTGCGTCCTTCACTGCGACTATTCCTCATGCGGTAATACCCGGTATTGGAATTGACAAAGTAATTGAAAGACAGTATTCGGTTGCGAAGTCTGTTCGTGGTAGTACTGGCCCGCAAGGAACTAGTGCAGGTGATGCAGGTCTTAACGCACGATCCGTTAAACTGTCTCCAAACGCTGGTCAGGTTGTTCGTTACAGTGCAGATGGTGTCACTGAAACCGACACTCTTACTTTTACTGCGGAAAACAATGACGAGTTCACTGGTACCGAGAACTGGAGTTTCGAACTCAAGAAAGGTGCAGGTGCAAGTTTTGTAGAGAAACGTGTACAGAATGCTACTGCAACATTTACCTTGTCGGACGGAGACGAACCCGGTGTAGACTCTTCATATGTCCTTTCGGTTAAATCATATGAAGATAACGTTGTTAAAGCAAAAGACTTTGTCACTATCTTCGGTATCCAAGAAGGTCAAAGTATATCTACTTTCCTGACCAATGAAGCGCACGTAGAAGCATTTGACTCTGCGGGAGTTATTATCGGAGATCTTACTGATGCGGGTGGTACCTTCAAGGTATTCCGTGGTAACACCGAGATCACCACTAACTGTACGTTTAGTCTTGATGAGCAGATCGGTTTATCCGCATCTATCGGTGCAAGTAACGGTATCTACACTATCGCATCCGCAAGTGCAGATAAGGCACATGCAGACTTCCAAGTAGTTATTCCTTCCGCACAGATCCCTAATGGAACTGGTTCACTGACTGTTGATAAGAGATACTCTTTCACCAAGTCTATACGCGGTGGTGACGGTACTGACGGTGCTGATGCAGTATCGGTTGTTGTTAGTGATTTGACTAATGAGAACCATAGTATACCTACAGATGTAAACGGTAACAATGGTAACTTCACCGGTGCAACGAGTACTTTCCAGATCTTTGTAGATAATGAAGATGACACATCTAACTGGACTATTACTACTAGTACAACTAACTGTAGTATTACAGGTGCAGATACTGATACTGTAGCGGTGACTGCGATTACCGCAGATACGGCAACGGTAAACTTTGCGGCAACTAGAACAGGATATCCTTCTCAAGGTGCTAACTTCAGTCTTTCAAGAATAAAGGCAGGTGCTACTGGTCTCAACGCAACCGCATATAGTATTCTGACCAGTGCAAGTATCATCAAAGCAAACCAGAATAACACTACACACAGTCCTACATCCATAACCATGTCTCAACAACGTCTGATTGGTGGTGGTACTCCTACTGTAGGTGACTATGGTAAACTTACCTACTTTGTAACCAACGCGGGTGTCGAAGGTTCTGGTGTAGACATTACTGCTGCAAGTGGATCGTATACGTTACAAGATAGTGACGAGTCAATACGGATTATCCAGATTGTTGGTGGAGTTACTGTTGACACTGAGACCGTTCCTGTTGTACTAGATGGTATTCAGGGAACCATCGGTACTGATGGTGGACGTGGTGCAGGTAGATGGCATATCGATGTTGATGCAGTCAACTATGCATCTGCGACTGCGACTGGTGCACTTCCCGCTTCTGCTGATGATGCACAGGAAGCATGGGACGAAGGTGTCTATGTTGGCACTTCGCCTGGCACTGAAGTTTCGGGAGACCAAGCGTGGTTCTACAAGGGAACTATCTCTTCACCTACCTCACAGAAGGTATACATCTACAACGGTACCACTTGGGTAGTACAGACTGAAGCAATCGATGGTAATCTCATCGTTGCGGGTACTGTTACTGCGGACGAGTTTGCGACAGGGTTCTCCAACACTCAAACCAGTAGCAATGTTGGACAGACTATCATTGCGGGAGACAAGATTACAATTAAGTCATACACTGGTGGTGCGTATGTGACCCGTGTTATCATTGGAGATCTATCGTAAGATGGCTGTCGTCTGGAACACTACATTCGATTCGGGTCGATACTTCGACTATGGAACAACGACTACAATCGTTGGATATGGGACTTCCTATTGGCCGCTCACTGGCGCACTAGCGGACACCACTGCGGATATGTACAGTGCCACACTAGATGACATTTATTTCTATGGAGAGAACTCCAATGGCAGCGGTTACATACGTATGCAGTTTGATGGAACTCATACCGGTGGTTGGACTCATGTTAAGATAGGGCCCACTATTTTTGAGTATACAGATTTTACTAGAACTGCGAGTATGGGTAAGACTACATTTCAATACGCATACAACCACAAAACCTCTGACCAACCTTTTCCGTTTCCTAGTTTTTCTTCCAGTGGATTTACCGGACGTACTCGTCTGACCTTCTATGATTCTGATCCTGCCATTCCGGCAGATGATACCAATAGTGGAAGTATTGGTTCTTACGAATGGAGAGAGACAGATTATTATGTAGGCCAAACACTTGAAACAAGACTAGATGTTAGATGGAACAGCGTCCTCGTTTTTACTGATTTGACATATAACGGGGTTTCGTCTGTGTATGGTTCTGACGGATTTGTATATGCAAAGGGTTCTCAGTTTGCTACAACCACGAATACTATATATTATGGATTAACTCGGGGTAGCTCAGTCTTAGAACCACCGCATTATGGAGTGGAAATACGAAACATTTCCAACAATCGAGTTTGGACTAATGAAGAACGTCATATGGTTGTGTGTGCAGCAGGGTATGTTTATGTCAACAGCGGAGGTAACACGACTGTCAGTGCAGATGAAGTAGACACAGTTTCAATAATGTTCTTAGACACGGATAACGATAACGCACCCTATGCAATTACAAGCAGCAATCTAACTACTACTAGTTTTAGACTAAATAACGGTTCCCTTGATGGTCAATGGATCGGTTATACTGCGTTTAGGAGACCATAATGGCATATGGTATAGAAATACAAAGACCCTCTACAGGTAATTACATATTAAATGGCGGTTCTTCATTCACCGGTACATCGATGATTACCATTGGTACAGGTTCCTCAGTAACTATCAATGCAGACGACATTCTAATGTTTAAACCCCCTGAGATGACCTCTGGGACAACTAAGTGGATTACCGCAATTATCGAAAGAAATGGTGGAGAGTATACTTGTAACTTCAAATTATGTTCCGAAAACGATGCTGGTGTAAGTACCACTACCTGTGATTATATAGTACTAGAAGCTGCAACTAACGTCACTTCCCTCAGTGGGAATTATGGTTTGATTCAGTATGCAGCAGACGGCACAACTAAAGTATTTGACTCTCGGATATATAAAATCACTGGAGAGATGGATATAGACGACGTTGCATCTGCACCTGAACCAAACAACCAATTCCTGTATGGTAGTAGTGACTTTTCAGAGAGATACGTTTGTGCAAATGTGTTGTACCATGACACGATGACAAACCTTGTTATAAGACACGGAGTAAGATTCAGTAAATCCCACTTAACTTATGGCACACAGGCAAACATCCAGACAGAAAACTATTCGCCTTACGGCACAACGAACCCGAGTTCTTTTGGAACATATTTTTCGGGTGTACAGAGAACATACGGAGACTAGAGATGAGTGCAGACTACTCACAAAATATTGCAATGGTAAACAATGAAGGGACAGTTGTTCAGGTAAACGTTAATAACGGTTCCTTTGGCGAAGACGGCACAACTCTCCATGGTTTAACTGTTAGACGTATTCCCGAGCCTATGGTGGGAAGTAGAGTCAACTGGATCGAGTCTAAATGGCACGATGGAACCGAATGGCAAGACTTGCCCACCAAACCAAACGTTCATGCATCATGGAACGGTACGGAATGGACGTGGGATAGTGCACGACTACTGGTAGAGATACGTCAATCGAGACTTAATAAGTTGCTTCAGTGTGACTGGGCGATCCTTCCTGACTCTCCATTATCTGATGAGAATAAAGCACTTGTACAGACATATAGGACTGCGTTAAGAGACTTGCCTTCTGGGTTGGATATGTCTACTATAGACAATATATCCGATGTCACATGGCCAACTCCTCCTGCGTGTTTATAACTGATGCACAGTAACTTCCTAGACAAGAGACGGAGACATCTTCGTCTCCAACCTAATCAGGTAGACAATGTCTTACCTGAACACTTTGGCACGTCTTATCCGAAGTTCATTCAACTGTTGAAGTACTACTACGAGTTTCAGTCGGAAGAGAGGTCAACAGAACTTCTCTCTCACATGTTTGCGACTCGTGATATTACTGAGACAGACATCACCCTATTATCATATATTGAGGATGAGTTACTTCTAGGTGACTCGTACTTTGAGAGTTTTGCTGAAGGCGATGCACAGAAACGTGCCGCTGCAAACTTCTCTAATACTCTGTTCAGATCCAAGGGCACTAAGTTCGCAATTCAATGGTTTTTCCGATCCTTCTTTGGTATTGATGTGGAGATTGTTGAAACACAAGAACAAGTATTCAAGTTGAACGATGCCCAATCTGGTATCGGTTCTAACTCAATAAGATTTCTGACAGATGATAAACTATATCAGACCTTTGCGTATTTGATAAGATCGTCTGTACCTATTGTCAAGTGGAAAGACCTATTCAAACTGTTTGTTCATCCCGCAGGTATGTACCTAGGGGGTGAGTTATTAGTATCGGATCGTGTATTTGCATCAATGATCGCACCACAACTGGTGGGTAAAGCATTACCTATTGATGAGTTCTACTTACAAGTTCTGAGAATCGCAGCTAATCTATCAACTACACCCACTGAGTTCTATCAGTGGGGAGAGACTATCGCACCAGATGGTTACCGTTTACTCACACCATCGTTAAGCGGTGACTCGGTGAAGTCTACTGATGCATTGATCTATGCAAATATTGCGACAGGTGTTGCAACGCGAGAACAGGAAGAACGATGGTTCAATACTGTACTCCCATCTTTGCAAGACCAACCATGGTATCGTGAAAACTACCAATTGTACAGCACCACCGAAGGTGTAGTAAACCGTAGAAAGAACTCCGTCTATGCAACTTACGTTGAACCTTCAATCACCGAGAATGAAGGCACTGAGTTCAGAGTTCGTCTAGTTGGCGAACATGTACCCGGAAGATCTGGTACTTATGAATACTACATCGATAAGAACACAACCAACATTGCAGACTTTGAGTACGGTACAGCGTTACCTGACTCAAATAATAGACAACTCATTACCATGGCAAATGACTCTGCGTCTCTTTACATAAAAACGTTCGCAGACTCTGACGAATCTGAGAGCGCAGAATCATTTACAGTTCACTTCTTTGATGATGAACATCGAAATGTAGCATCACAATCTATTACCATAAATGATGTTGAGGCATCCTATACACTCACACCATCGTCCACCTCAATCGATGAAGGTGACAGTGTACAATTTACTATTGCAGGTGTGGGAGTACCCAACGACGGTTCCACCACATTGCAGTATCAGGTCATTCCGACTGCCTTGGACTCTGCGGACAGTGCAGACTTCGTTGCTACTACGTGGACTAGTGCCTTTACCCCGATAGACATTCGTAACGATTCCGGTCGGTTCAGTGTACAAACAAAAGTGGACGGTGACCAAGACTCTGAGGAAACCTTCATAGTTAAGTTGTACACGGGAAGTAACATTCTCAAAGCAACCTCACCACTAATAACACTGAACAATGTAGAACCCACATTCGAGGTCACTGGAGAGACCATTACTATCACGGAAGGTGACAACGTTGTAGTCGAACTTACAGTTGATGCGTCTACAGTCGGCACAACAGTAAACTATGCAATCGGTGGAACGGATCCACGAATCATCACTAAGACTGGTTCGTTTGTTATTACTAGTGCACAAGCACAATATATCCTGTCCGCAACCGAAACCTCGGATGTATTCGAAACTGTATCAAACGTAACATTAACCCTTACCACATCTAGTGGTGGTTTCTTTAATCCTGAACGAGAGCAGGTTAAGCTTCTACGGGTTGAGAACCAGATCCAATCATTTATTATCACTCCATCTGTTGTAGGTGCACAAAACGGTGACAACTTAAACTTTAATATAACTGGTACTAACATTCAAGATGGTGTTCGTGCAGGTTACTTTATTGATCATGTCACAACTACCGATTCAGACTTTAGTACTCCGCCACCCACAGATAGTGCTTCTAGGTTAGACATCACGTTCACTAGTAACTTAGGAACCGCACCATTCATACTTGCAAACAATGGCGACTCAGATAATGAAGACTTTGTCTTTGTTCTGACTAACACGTCCGGCGACGAACAAGGACGTTTGGGTTACACAATCATTGGCGACTACATTTACACGATGACTACCCCTAATGGTGGTAATGCGAATGAAGGTCAAACTATTGAATCTATCTTCACTACAAGTGCTGCAGATGGGTTATACTACTATTACATCGCAGGTACCGTAGACTCTAACGATTTCTCTGATGGTTGGGCGTCTATCGATGCACGACAGTCGTTTATTGTTGCAGGTAACAATGGCATGATCGATCTGACTCTTAACAATGATCAGAGACAAGAAACCAACGAAACCTTCAGAATATACGTCTCAGACACCCCCAGCGGTGCCACATTGGCGTCTACTGGGGACATAACACTTTATGATATATCGGTACCTCTTTATACGATGACTGTACCGACTGGGGGAATAGTTGAAGGACAGACCCTGAGTATCACAGTGAATCCCTCCATAAACAACAACGGGTCGGAAAATGTCTATGTTAACTTCAAAACCATCTCAGGTGACAGTGCAGATATAATCATACCACAACCTATCGCACAATCAATCAGCGACCAAGCTGTCGTATTCTCTACTCCTATTGGTGTTAAAGATTCCGCGACAGGTGGGTTAACGGTACAAGCAACAGCTCACGTTGGTAGTTATACTGGTACACTAGTTACATCTGGGTCTATAGTTGTGGCGGACGCAGCCTCAAGTTATACTCTTGCGACCAACGCAACAGATGATTCAGCGTCGGAAGGTGACACGATACAGTTTTCCTTTAATGGTACTAATGTCCCAACCGCGACATATTACTACAATGTTAGTGATATCAAACCTAAGGCGAACACCAGTACTACTTATAGTGGGTCTCAGGTCTTGTATGTTCCCCACAGTAACCTAACTCTTGGTATGGAAATACGGGGCAACATTCCTTATCCTACAGGTACAGTAATCACTAGTTTTGGTTCTGGTAATCTTGTGTACGTAAGCAACGCGAACACCCTCCCAGTGAATGCTCCAGCAGGAACTAAGGTGTATTTTGCACTACCTGAAGTATGGGCAGACTTCGGTGCATCATCGAACAAACCATTCGGTGAGTTTTCTCACACCACTTCATCTGTATCGCAATTTAATGTAGATATTGCAACAGATAGCGATCTACCACACCCAAGGATAGAAAACTATACGATGAATGTGGCATCTTCTTTCGGTGCAAGCGCAGTGAAAACCAAAGCGTTTACCATTGGAGATATGACAATAAGTAATATACCAGAGGTTCAGATCCCACCACTGTTGACCAATCCACAGACTCATCTCGACCTCGGATCAAATACCAACCTCGCTTCTATAACACTTGACGTAAACCCAGTGGGAGATTTGAGAGTCAACGGTTTTGCCGCCGAGTTGGCTGGTATTCCTACTGTTGATTATGGTGATTGGGTCGATGACATTGGTGCCGGTTTTGTTGCAGGTAATTTCGAGATAAAGGCAACTCTAGTAAGTTCTATTGGTACTAACGCAGGTTCTCCGGGAGACTTTGGTGTATGGGATGACCTAGATATAACTAGATCATGGAACGTGGAATCAGGCGCTGCACCATCGGGTGGAAGTGTTTCTGTTTCGGAAGAAATATCTTTCACCATACGTGAGAAAGCGAATACCAGCAATGCAGTAACTTTCGTACAAACGTTAACGGCAAACACAATCGATATTGATCCGATTAACTTTCCTTAAAAAAATATGGATAGACAATGACAGGTGAAGAAAAGAATATTAAGGATGACTACGAGACTTCGAGAGACACCTATATGGAGTTGATCGATAATGGTAAACGTGGTCTGGATTTGATGATGGAAGTTGCACGTGAAAGTGAACACCCCCGTGCCTTCGAAGTCCTCTCTGGTATGATAAAGAATGTCGCAGATGTTACTGACAAACTTATGGATCTCCAGAAGAAACACAAGGACATCACCAAACCAGCAGAAGAAGCCGCCAAAGGTGTGACTAATAACAATGTGTTTATTGGTAGTGCGACCGATCTTCAACGTATGTTGGCAGAACCCCCTCAAGAAAAAGATATAACCCCACATGACTGATCATTACATGGGCAACCCCAACGTCAAGGGCGATGGGGTAACTCAACCGTGGACTGAACATGACGTTCGTGAATACGCGAAGTGTATGCAAGATCCTGCTTACTTTGCAAGAACCTACGTGAAGATTATATCACTGGATAAAGGTCTCATAAACTTCAATCTATATGACTACCAAGAAAATATGTTTCAACACTTTGCGGACAACCGTTTCAGTATTGTTCTTGCGTGTCGTCAGTCCGGTAAAAGTATTTCCTCTGTAGTATACCTTTTATGGTATGCCATATTCCATCCAGAGAAAACCATTGCGGTACTTGCAAACAAAGGTGCAACTGCACGTGAGATGTTGGCACGTGTGACTCTTGCACTAGAGAACCTACCATTCTTCTTACAACCCGGTTGTCGTGCATTGAACAAGGGTTCGATTGAGTTCTCCAATAACTCTCGTATCCTTGCAGCTGCAACCTCTGGTAGTTCTATTCGTGGTATGTCGGTTAACTTATTGTTCCTAGATGAGTTCGCGTTTGTTGAACGTGCAGCTGAGTTCTATACGTCAACATATCCTGTAGTATCTGCGGGTAAGGATACCAAGGTAATCATCACCTCCACTGCGAATGGTATTGGTAATCAGTTTCATAAGATCTGGGAAGGTGCGGTACAGAAGACCAGTGAATATAAACCATTCACCGTTAACTGGTGGGATGTTCCGGGACGAGACGAAGCATGGAAAAAGTCTACGATCAGTAACACGTCTCAGTTACAGTTTGATCAGGAGTTTGGTAATACCTTCTTTGGTACGGGTGACACTCTTATTGGTGCAGAAACCCTACTAAACTTTCGGGCAACGCCACCCAAAAGAATTATCGAAAACGGTTCGGTACGGATCTATGAAGATACCATGCCGAAACACGACTACATCATGACCGTTGACGTAGCAAAAGGAAGGGGATTGGACTATAGTACCTTTTCGGTAATCGATGTAACAGTCCGACCTTTTAAACAGGTCGCGGTTTATCGCAATAATCGTATCTCGCCAATACTCTTTCCAGATATTATTTATAAAATCGCAAAAGCGTACAATGAAGCATATGTGATTATTGAGTCAAATGATGCGGGTCAGGTGGTATGTAATGGTCTGTACCACGACCTAGAGTACGAAAATGTACACCTAGAGTCTGCGGTCAAGAGGAATGCAATCGGTATTGAGATGAACCGTAAGGTCAAACGATTGGGTTGTTCTGGTATCAAGGATCTACTAGAAGAAAAGAAACTAGACATTGTTGACGAAGATACTATCATGGAGGTATCTACCTTCGTGTCTAAGGGTCAATCCTATGAGGCATCCGATGGTAACCATGACGATCTCATGATGAACCTTGTGATGTTTGGTTTCTTTATTACAACACAATACTTTTCAGATATGACGGATATCAATCTAAAACAGATGATGTTTGAACAACAGATGCTGGAAATAGAAGCGGACATGGTTCCTTTCGGATTCATTGATGACGGAGAAGATGCAATCAATCAAATCGAGATGCAAGACGAGTTGAAGGATATGGGTTGGCAAATACCGTGGGATAATGTTGAAAATTATTAAAGCATAAATAATGGTATTGAATTAATTCTCCGTATTATGAATACTTATCATAAATCAACGAAATAAAAGGATACGATTATGGCTCTTCTAAGGTCTGAATCCCCGAATGTTGCCATCAAAGAAGTGGATCTGTCAGGCATAGTGCCAGGCGTAACTACTTCTACTGGTGCGATCGTGGGAAACTTTGCTTGGGGCCCAGTTAACACACCAGTACTCGTCGGTAACGAAGGCGAACTGGTAAGTAACTTTGGCGACCCCTCATATGCAGATGACGCAAATGCAATTGAGTTTTTATCTGCAAATCAGTTTTTGAAATATTCCAACAGTCTCTACGTTGTACGTGGTGCGACTTCTGCTGCAAAGAACGCAGTTGACAGTGGTTCTACTGTAGACTTGATCACTAACCGTGATGACTGGGATAACTCAAAATCAACTGCTGTTGGTAACTTCATTGCAAAATACGCTGGTACTGCTGGGAACGGTTTGACTGTTTCTGTTTGTGGTTCAAGAGATTCCGCATGGAATGGTTGGACATACAGTGGTGCATTCGACGCTAAACCCGGCACATCTGATTGGGTTTCTGCACGTTCTGCTGATGGTGCTGCGGCACTTGACGAAGTTCACGTTGCAATTGTAGATGGAACCGGAACCTTCACAGGTTCACCCAACACTGTTTTGGAAACGTTTGCTAATGTTTCTCTTGCAAGTGATGCGAAAACTACTGATGGTGCTAAGAACTACATTCTTGACGTACTAGACGACCGTTCTTCATACGTTTGGGGTGCAAACAAACCCAATGTATTTGGTGTTGAGGTTGCTTCTGCTTCATTTACAAACGCAACACACGGTGCGGATCAGACAGACGCTGCAAAAACTACCGTCTTTACTTCCGGTGTAAACTCTGCTGCCTTAGGCACTGGAGAGTTTAGTACCGCTCACGATCAATTCGAAGACGAAAATACTATTCAGATAGACATGTTGATCGCACCAGGCGTAAGTGCTTCTGCTGATCATGTAACTGTTGTAAACGATCTGGTCGCTACTGCTACTGCACGTAAAGACTGTATTGTTGTTGCATCTCCTAACCGTGCTGCGGTTGTTGGTGTTACTGACCCCGCAACTGTTACTACTAACATCACTGCTACTGCTAGTACGTTCACTAGGTCTTCTTACTTGGTGGTTGATAACAACTACTTGAAAGTGTACGATAAGTACAACGACAAGTATCAGTTTATCCCTGCTGCTTCGTCCACTGCTGGACTGATGGCTGCGACAGATGATGTTGCTGCTCCTTGGTTCTCTCCCGCAGGTACTCGACGTGGTAACTATCTTGGTGTAACCTCTATTGCATACAACGCAAGTCGTACTCAAAGAGACACACTATATAAAGCAGGTATTAACCCCATCGCTAACTTACCGGGACAGGGTATCACTCTACAGGGTGACAAGACTTTCCTAGGTAAACCTTCAGCGTTTGACCGTATTAACGTGCGTCGTTTGTTTTTAGTATTAGAAAGAGCAATCAAGGGTGCAGCTCAGAATGTGTTGTTCGAGTTCAATGACGAGTTCTCTCGTGCTGAGTTTGTAAACATAGTAGAACCCTTCCTTCGGGAAGTTCAAGGTCGTCGTGGTATCACTGACTTCCGTGTAGTTTGTGATGAAACAAACAACACTGGTCAGATCATCGACACTAACTCATTCGTCGCTTCAATCTTCGTTAAACCTGCACGATCTATCAACTACGTAACGTTAAACTTCGTAGCAGTTAGAACTGGTGTAGATTTCGAAGAAATTGTTGGCGCGGTTTAAGGAGAATAAGAAATGGCAATTTTAGGCGTAGATGACTTCAAGTCAAAACTCCGTGGCGGAGGCGCTAGAGCGAACCTTTTCCGATGCACTATCAATTTCCCTGCATATGCAGGTGGTGATGCGGAAGAGACTTCATTTCTATGTAAAACCGCACAACTTCCACAGTCTCAGGTAGGTAACTTTGTTGTTAACTTCCGAGGACGTGAATTGAAGATGGCTTCAGAGAGAACCTTTGAACCTTGGACAGTAACCATAATCAATGATACTAACTTCGGCGTTCGTGACGCAATGGAGAGATGGTCTAACGGTATCAACGGACACAAGAGTAATTCAGGTCTTGTAAACCCCGTTGACTATCAGACTGATCTTTTTGTTGAACAACTAGATCGTGACGAGTCAGTTATCAAACGTGTCGACATTCGTGGTGCATTCCCCGAGACTGTTGGCCCTATTGCGTTGAGTTATGATACAAAAGGTGAGATCGAAACTTTCGATGTGACGTTTGCATACCAGTATTGGGAATCAAACACCACGTCTTAATGTTAGACTAAATAATAGGGTGTCCAAACGGGCACCCTTTATTTTATAAGAGATTACGTATGGCAGAAGAAAACGGTAGTATACTAAAGTTATTTGGATTCGAGATCAAGAGAACGGGTAAAGGTTCTAATACTTCATCTGGTCAACAGAAACTCCAGTCTCCAGTAACACCTACAGATCCAGACGGTGCGGGTTACACGACCAGTGCGGCGGGTTACTATGGTCAGTACATTAACATGGATGGGGATCAAGCAAAAGATAACCACCAGTTAATCATGAAATACCGTGGAGTGGCACAACACCCCGAAGTGGATATGGCGATCGAAGAGATTGTTAATGAAGCGATTACTGCCTCTGAGTTGGAATCCTCAGTAAAGATTTCACTAGATGATATCGAAGCAAACGATAAAATCAAAGACACCATTAGATTAGAGTTCGACAAGATTGTTTCTATGTTGAACTTTAATGACTTAGGCCACGAACAATTCAGATCGTGGTACATTGATGGACGATGTGTACACCACCTACTCGTCAATGATGCAAACCTCAAAGCAGGTATTCAAGAAATCCGTCATATGGATTCTGCAAAGGTTCGTAAAGTAAAAGAAATCAAGTATAAGAAAGATCAGAAGACCAATGTCAAAATCGTAGATAAGATTGAAGAGTTCTATGTGTATGACGAGAAACCCGGTCAAGCCAACACCTCTGTCAAACTATCCACCGATGCGGTGAGTTATGTGACATCTGGTGTGTTAGATGAGGGTAGAAAGAAGATCTTATCTCACCTACACAAGGCACTAAAACCCATCAACCAATTGCGTATGATGGAAGATAGTCTGGTAATCTATCGTCTTGCACGTGCACCTGAGCGTCGTATATTCTATATTGACGTAGGTAATATGCCACGTGGTAAGGCAAACGAATACATGAAAGACATCATGTCTAAGTATCGTAACAAACTGGTCTATGATGCGAGTACTGGTCAACTCAAAGATGACCGTAAGCATATGAGTATGCTTGAAGATTTTTGGTTACCACGTAAGGAAGGTGGACGTGGTACGGAGATATCAACACTGCCAGGCGGTGATAATCTGGGACAGATAGATGACATCATCTATTTTCAGAAGAGACTATACCGTTCTCTGAATGTCCCAGTGAATCGTTTGGAACAAGAGTCACAGTTCTCTATGGGTAGATCTACTGAGATCTCTAGAGATGAAGTGAAGTTTCAGAAGTTTATTGATAAACTGCGCCGACGTTTCTCGGTTATGTTCCTTGGTATCTTGAGAAAACAACTTGTACTCAAGGCTGTCATCACTGAACAAGACTGGGAAGAGTGGAAAGATGATATCTACATTGACTTTGTTCGTGATAACCATTTCACAGAACTGAAGGAGATGGAGATCTACCGCGAACGTGCCGGTCTCATGAACGAGATGGTAGGGTTTGTAGGTGAATATATATCTAAAGAATGGGTCATGCGTAATATCATGCGATTCTCCGATGAAGACCTTGAACAAATGCAGAAAGAGATTGCTGGTGAAATAGCATCCGGTGAGGTTGTAGACCCGGAGGAGAAGGAAGAAGAGAAACCCCCCGTAGGTAAAGCACCTGTGAAACCTACGGAACCAAAGAAACCGACGCCTCCTAAGAAGGCAACGGTACCAGATGATAAAAAAGATAAGGAACCAAAATGATGCCAGATGATGACGTAGTTATAGGTGAAGTTGGAACAGATCCAATCGATGCACACAACCCGATTGCAGACTTTCTCAAGTCAGTAGAAGATCAAAACTTTGTTGGAGCAGAAAACCAGTTCAACGACATGGTTACTGATCGGTTACAGGATGCAATGGATCAAGCAAAAATAAAGATCGCGACCAACCTCTATGGTGAAGAAGAAGTCGAAGCAGCTCAACAAGAAGTTGATGATGCGGCTGAGGAAGAGGATTTCCTTGATTCCGAACCAGAAGAAGATCAATCGTCTGATGAAGAAGAAGTCTAATATCGAATATGTATAAATATTCAGTAATAGTCTAAAGGTTTCTTATGAAAACGTTCCAAACAATCCGCGAGAAAAAATCTAAAGGTATGCCACCGGGTGACCATGTGTCAGATAAGAAAGTCAATCGACACACAGTCATGGTGCATAAAGAGAAGGGTAAGTTTGTCACCTATATAGATGGTGATAAGTTAGATTCCTTCTCGTCACAAAAAGAAGCGGAGAAAGCGGGTATCGCATTCGCTAAGGAGTTTTAATGAAACTTATATCAGAATACAATCACCATGATGTAGAATGCATCGTGGAACGCAAGGAGAACGGTGACAAGAGTTATGTCATCGAGGGAGTCTTTGCACAAGCAGATCAGAAGAACCGTAACGGACGTATCTACCCTAAGCAGATTATGGAAAGGGCAGTTGCACGTTACGTTGACGAACAAGTATCTAAGAAACGTTCGGTTGGGGAATTAAATCACCCTGAAGGGCCGACAGTTAACTTAGACAAAGTTTCACACCTCATCACCTCTCTCAAGTTCGAGGGAAATGATGTGGTAGGAAAGGCACAAATATTGGATACTCCAATGGGTAAGATTGTTAAAGGTCTTCTTGAAGGTGGTGTTCAACTAGGTGTGTCAACTCGTGGCATGGGTAGTCTTGAGTCGAAGAACGGCACGATGTATGTACGTGACGACTTCATCCTTAACACCGTCGATATTGTACAAGATCCGTCCGCACCGGGTGCCTTTGTAAATGGCATCATGGAAGGTGTAGATTGGGTTTGGAACAATGGTGTTATCGAACCTCAAGTCATTGAAAATATGGAGACTGAAATACGAAACACTCCGAAGAAGCATCTCTACGAGACGCAGATTCGCGAGTACAAGCGTTTCCTCTCGTTGTTAAAAACTAACTATTAGGAGTAAAATGTTATGTCTGATGTAGACCAAAACATCGAGCTTCCAGAAATCGAGGAAGCTAGTGCTCAGAAAATGCCGGTAGGAGATGAAGAGCAGTCAATTGCGGCAACCGATAAGGCAGCAAACGCAACTAACCCTGCGTCGAAGCGTAAAGGTGATACCGCAAATAAAGATGAACCAGATGGTTCACCTAAGACTAAGGCAGCAATGATCAACGCCATGTACAAAAAGATGGAAGGTATGTCTAAGCAGACTCTTTCAGCTATGGCAACCAAGTTCGAAGGTCTTGAAGTAGACATGGACGCAGACGCAGTGGAACTGCCTGAGTTCAATTATACTGATGAACTGGACGCCTTGGTAGAATCAGAAGCCACTTTATCAGATGAGTTTAAATCGAAAACTGCCATCATTTTTGAGACTGCAATTAAGTCTAAGTTGTCCGAGGAAATCGAACGCTTAGAAGATGATTATCAATCACGACTTGAAGAGGAACTGGACGTAACTCGTTCTGACCTCGTAGAGAAGATTGATTCTTACCTGAACTACGTAGTTGAAAATTGGATGACTGAGAACAAGGTCGCTGTAGAGCAAGGTCTCCGCACCGAGGTTGCTGAAGGTTTCATGGATAAGTTGAAAGACTTATTTGTAGAGTCTTATGTAACAGTTCCTGAGTCCAAGGTCGACTTAGTTGATGAACTTGCAGACCAAGTTGAGGAACTCGAAGAGTCTCTTAACAGCCGTACTGCTGAAGTTCTTGCAATGTCTGAGCAAATCGAATCATTCCAACGTGCCGCGATTATTCGTGAAGCGTCAGGTGATCTCGCTGACACTCAGGTAGAGAAACTCGCTTCATTAGTAGAAGCTCTTGACTTTGAAGACGTTGAGTCTTTTCAACATAAAGTTAAGACTGTCAAAGAATCGTACTTTAAGAAGGACGTATCTACGACTGCTGTTGAAGAAGTAACCGAAGACTGGACTGCTGAACAACCACAGTATAACTCTGTGATGAATCAGTATCTGTCCGCAATCAAAAACACAAATAAGTAAGGGAGTATACTAATGCAAGTATCCTATGATAAATTAGTTGAGAAATGGTCACCGATCCTCAACGAAGAAAGTGCGGGCACTATCACTGACGCACACCGTCGTTCTGTAACAGCTGCTGTTCTTGAGAACCAAGAGCACGCCTTCCGTGAAGAAGCTGCAATGAACGGTCAATTAATCGAAACTGCTGGTAACGCAGCTGGTAATGGTGTATCTACTGCTGATGGCGGTACTGGTGCAGCATCTAACTGGAACCCAGTTCTGATTGCACTTGTACGTCGTGCAATGCCTAACCTGATGGCATATGACATCTGTGGTGTTCAGCCCATGTCTGGCCCAACTGGTCTCATCTTCGCGATGAAGTCACGTTACAAGACTACTAAAGCTGGTGTTTCTAGTGGTGACGAAGCTTTGTTCAACGAAGCAGCTGTTGGTTTCTCTGGTGACTCAAGCACTTCTGCACAGAGTGGTTCAAGTGGTCTAGAAGGCGCACGTGGAACTTTGGATCTAGATTCTTCTGGTTCTATCGTTGATTCTGGTGCTGTACTTGTACCCGGTTTAGGCGATGCATACAGCACTGCTGAAGCTGAAGCACTTGGTAACACTGGCGAGTCATTTGCAGAGATGGGTTTCACCATCGAGAAGTCAACTGTAACTGCTAAGTCACGTGCACTGAAGGCAGAGTACACCTTAGAATTGGCACAAGACCTGAAAGCAATCCACGGTCTGGACGCTGAAACTGAGTTGGCAAACATTCTGTCTACAGAGATTCTTTCTGAAATCAACCGTGAAGTTATCCGTACTATCAACGCTCAGGCGAAGATTGGTGCTCGTCAACAGAACGTAACTACTAAAGGTATCTTTGACTTGTCATCTGATGCTGATGGTCGTTGGTCTGTTGAGAAGTTCAAGGGTCTTTTGGTTCAGATCGAACGCGAAGCAAACGTTATCGCTAAAGAAACTCGTCGCGGTAAAGGTAACGTAGTAATCTGTTCTTCAGATGTTGCTACTGCCCTTGTTGCTGCTGGTATGCTTGACTACACACCTGCCCTGTCTACCAACCTTCAGGTTGATGACACTGGTAACACCTTTGCTGGTGTTTTGAATGGTCGTACTAAAGTATACATCGATCCATACGCCACTGGCGACTACGTAACTGTAGGTTATAAGGGTACTAACCCATATGACGCTGGTGTCTTCTACTGCCCATATGTACCTCTCCAGATGGTACGTGCGGTTGGTGAGAACGACTTCCAGCCACGCATCGGATTCAAGACTCGTTACGGAATGGCTTCAAACCCATACGTTGACGGATCTGACGGTCTTGCTACAAACCGTACTAACCAGTACTATCGCATCTTCCGCGTCGATAATATCATGGCGTAAGTGTGGTATAAAATAATAAGAGTGATTGGATCGGGAGTTTCCTAGTCGTTAAATCACCTTTTGACCCTCATCTTCGGATGGGGGTTTTTTTT